ATGGTTAATGTTATTTCATAAAGATAAAAACGTACTTTGTATAGCTACAAAGCAAGAAACAGCTCGTAATATGGTTACGAAGGTTAAATTCATGTATGATAATTTACCTTCATGGCTTAAAATTCCAGCACCCGAAAATAACAAATTATCTCTTAGATTAAGTAATGGATCTCAAATCAAAGCAACTTCAGCAAGTTCAGATGCAGGTAGATCCGAAGCAGTATCATTACTATTAGTGGATGAGGCAGCTTTTATTGATCAAATTGGAGAAATATGGGCTTCAGCTCAACAAACACTAGCTACTGGAGGTGGTGCTATAGTATTAAGTACACCTTATGGTACAGGTAATTGGTTTCATAAAACATATACTGCGGCTGAGAATAAAGACAATGATTTCATCCCAATCAGATTACCATGGTTTGTTCATCCAGAGCGAGACCAAACATGGAGAGATAGGCAAGATGAATTATTAGGTGATCCTAGAATTGCAGCTCAAGAGTGTGATTGTGATTTCAGTACATCTGGAGATGTTGTATTTTACAGTGAATGGATTGAATGGATAAAAGAAACTACTATTCAAGAACCAATGGAGAGAAGAGGCGTTGACCAAAACTTATGGATTTGGGAAGCTGCAGATTACTCTAGAGATTATATGGTAGTAGCTGATGTAGCTAGAGGAGATGGAAAAGATTTCTCTGGGTGTCATGTTATTGATGTTGAAACAAATACACAAATAGCTGAATACAGAGGACAATTAGCACCAAAAGAATTTGGGTATTTCTTAACAGGTCTAGCTACTGAATATAATAATGCAATGTTAGTTGTTGAAAATGCTTCTATAGGGTGGGCTACCCTAGATGCAGTGATTGAAAGAGGATATAGAAATTTATATCATTCTCCAAAATCCGATCAATTAACAGCAGAATCATACTTAAAAGTATTTGAAGGTAATTCTGATATGACCCCTGGTTTTACTATGTCAATGAGAACAAGACCTTTATGTATAAATAAATTACGTGAATTTGTAGGAGATCAATCATTAATAATTCGTTCAAAACGTCTATTAAGTGAAATGAGAACATTCATTTGGCGTAATGGAAGACCAGAAGCTCAAAGCGGCTACAATGATGATTTGGTTATGCCAATGGCTGTTGGTATGTTCCTACGTGACACTGCTTTAAAGTTTCAACAGCAGAGTCAAGATTTAACAAGAGCATCCTTAAATGGTGTAAGAAGTAGTAATACTCCATACCAAGGAGGATACACAGGAAACAGTGTTCAAAATCCATATAATGTAGATATGGGAGGACATAATGAAGATATTAAATGGCTTTTATAGCAAATTAAATTAGTAAAATGGCAGATAAAGGATTATTTCCAAGGTTAAGAAGGTTATTCTCAACAGATGTAGTTTTGAGAAATATTGGTGGAGATCAATTAAAAGTATTTGATGTAAATTCAATACAACAAACTGGAACACTCCAGACAAACTCATTAGTAGACAGGTTCAATCGTATATTCACTAATTCCCCTAATTCATTATACGGATCTCAAATTAATTTCAACTATCAAACATTAAGACCTACTCTATATTCAGAGTATGATGCAATGGATACAGATGCAATTATTGCTTCTGCTTTAGATATTGTAGCTGATGAAGCAACACTTAAAAATGACATGGGTGAAATACTTCAAATCAGATCATCTGATGAAAACGTACAAAAAATCTTATACAATTTATTTTACGATGTTTTAAATGTAGAATTCAACTTATGGGCTTGGATTAGACAAATGTGTAAGTATGGAGATATGTTCCTAAAACTAGAAGTAGCTGAAAAATTTGGTGTGTATAATGTAATACCATATACAGCATATCATATTTCTAGAGAAGAAGGAGCAGACCCAGAAAACCCAGCAGTAGTAAAATATAGATTTGATCCTGATGGTGTTGCTTCTTCAGATTATGGTTATTATAATGCTCCAAACCAACCAAATGGTAAAAGTATTTATTTCGATAACTATGAAGTTGCACATTTCAGATTATTAACAGATATGAATTTCATTCCTTATGGTAGATCATACATCGAGCCTGCTAGGAAGTTATTTAAACAATATACTCTAATGGAAGATGCTATGTTAATTCATAGAATAGTTAGAGCACCAGAAAAAAGAATCTACTATATGAATGTGGGGAGTATTCCACCAAATGAAGTAGATGCATTTATGGAAAAAACAGTATCGAAGTTAAAACGTACACCTTATATAGATCAACAAACAGGTGAGTATAACTTAAGATACAACATGCAAAACACACTTGAAGATTTCTACATTCCAGTTAGAGGAAACGATTCATCAACTAAAATCGATACTTTAAATGGTTTACAGTGGGATGGAATTCAGGATGTTGAGTATTTAAGAGATAAGTTATTTGCAGCTTTAAAAGTACCTAAGGCATTTATGGGGTACGATGAAAATACTGATGGTAAAGCTACATTAGCAGCTCAAGACATTAGATTTGCTCGTACAGTTGAAAGAATTCAAAGAATAATGGTTTCAGAATTAAATAAAATTGCATTAGTACATTTATACACTCAAGGTTATAGAGATGAGCAATTAGCTAATTTTGAAATTTCATTAACTACTCCATCAATTATATATGATCAGGAGAAAGTTGCTTTAATGAAAGAAAAAATGGATTTAGCTTCTCAAATGATGGATGCTAAATTATTCCCATCTGATTGGATTTATGACAATATATTCCACTTGAGTGAAGATCAATATGATGAATATAGAGATTTAGTTAGAGAAGATACTAAACGTAACTTTAGATTATCACAAATAGAGTCTGAAGGAAATGATCCACAAGACTCAGGTAAATCATATGGTACACCTCATGACTTAGCTTCATTATATGGTAAAGGTAGAATGGAATCTGATCCAAGCAATGTACCTGATGGGTATGGTGAGGATGAAAAAGAAGTATTAGGTAGACCAAAAGAAAAAGTATCAAAGAGAAATACACAAGATGATAACTTTGGTAAAGATAGATTAGGATCAAAAGGAATGAAAAATGATGCTAATTCATCAAAGGGTTTAAGACAAAATTTTAAAGGAGGTTCTCCACTTGCTTTAGAAACACTAATAAAATCTATACCTTTTGGTAAAAAGAGAATGGTGTTTGAAGAAGATATTAAAGGAGAATCGCTATTAGATGAATCAAACATTAAAGAGTAACACTTTTTCACATATTTATAAAAAAATATATTGATGTATATAAAGCATTCAAAATTCAAAAACACGGGGATCTTATTTGAGATTATTGTAAAGAAAATAACCTCTGATACATTATCAGGAAAAGATTCCCCTGCAACCCAAATATTGAAAAAATATTTCATCAATACTGAATTGGGGAAGGAGTATAGATTATATGAAACTGTTTCTAGAACTAAAGGATCATCAGAAAGCAAAGCTAATTCTGTACTAACTACTGTTTTAGATATGTCTCAAAAGTTAAATAGAACAACTTTAAGAAAAGAAAAGTACAACTTAATCAAAGACTTAAAGGAGCATTATAATTTAGATAGTTTATTTAAAACTAAAATTCACGATTATAAAACACATGCCGCTGTTTATACTCTTTTAGAAGTATACAATTCAGATAAATTATCAAATCCAAACCAAATCATAGACAACAAAGTAACATTATTAGAATCAATGGTTACTAGAGGTGTTGATGCTGGAAAGGTAAAAGAAGATATCATTGAAGAATTTAAATCATATGACAAAGATGTTAGAACATTAACATACTATGTTTTATTAGAAAAATTCAACAGTAAATATGATGATTTAAACGGAAAACAAAAAGAGATATTAAAGGAATTTATCAATTCAGTTGATAATACATCCCACTTAAAATCTTTTTACAATAAAGAAATAGTTGAGATTAAATCTTTACTATCTAAAGAAATAAAAGTAGTTGAAAACAAAGCACTTCAAATTAAACTAGAAGGAGTTTTAAATCTAATCACTGAATTAGATAAGAGAACTAATATCAAAAGTGATCACTTAGTTGATTTATTACAATACCACAATCTTTTAGAAGAGCTTAAAGTAACTCATGGGTAAATATAGGTATAAAATAAAGGAACAAACAGGCACAATACCTCCAGAAGATTTAGATCCTCAATTTATTAAAAGAATTGAGGATTCTTATGGTCCTATGGATATGGAGAATGATTTCTTTGCTGATAACTTAGAAACATACTACAAAACTACATCCATATCACCTGAAGGTGGAATTGAGCATAAGATTATCCAATTGGGTAGTTTTAAAAATTCCTTACAAGCTTTACAAACTGCCCTTGAATCCTTAATTGATTTATCTAAATCAAAACAAGGAGAAAACGATAGCACACTAGGAGATTTAGTTTCTAAATTAAAAGATGTTTTTAATAAGTACAGGACACACTTGAGAAAGTCATATCCTGACCAGTATTCGGTCATTAAAAACTTAATTGATGAAATCTCTACAACTGGTGGTGGATCAGGTGCTGCTTCTTTCAGTCCTGGTACTGGGGCCCAATACGCTACTCCATTTGCATTTAATAGAAATAAAAAATCAGATGGAAGTGCTGCTCAATATTATTATAAATTGGGCTATAAAAAAGTACCTAAAAAAATAAAAGGATCGGGGTTGGAAGTTAAAAAATTATATGAAGAAGAAATAGAAGGATCTTCTAATAGTACATTCCAAACTCAAAGAATTCAAGCATTTGACTTAATTGAAAAAGAAATTAACGATATTTATAAGATATTGAGCAATGCTAAAAATGAAACTATAAATTATTATAATGAAAATCCAGGATCATATAATGTAATTAAACCTACAGATTTAGTCCTTGATTATATAAAAGATATCAAATCACTATTAATAGACGAATGATGAAACAAAAAACGTTACAAACCCAATATAACCTTATCAAAGAAGGTAAAGGAAATAAAGAAGTTTTCCTGAAGGAAGCTAAAAGAATTTTCCCAAATTATATCCCTAATGCTGCTACATTTAACCAAGCAGAAGTAATCCTATCTCAGAAGAGTATTATCTCTGAAACTGTGTGGGGTGTAACTACTGGTAGAGATGAAAAACCAGATTGGTTTGCTATATTCAATGATAACATGAAAACTATCAATGAAGAAGTTAAAGAAGGAGATAAACTAAAAATGGTTTATAAAGGGAGTACTGTATATGATAAAACAGGTACAGTTATTAATGTAAATGATGATCTTGCAACTGTTGATTTTGGTA